TTTTGTGGGGGTGTCGCTGTGACGGACCCATCTATGTCTCCGGCAACCACGATTGAAGACGTGATCGAGCGCGCGGCCCGCGAAGGTCTCCCGGCCGCCCTGATTGCCCGCATAGTGGGTTTGTCTGTTGCCGAGATTACCCCGTTCATCCCCGCCGACGTTGACGATCGCGAGCAGCTTATGGCGCTCGGGACCCGGTTCCGCACGAGCCCGCTCGAAAGCCGCATCCTGTTTGCGATCCTGAAAACCGGAACGTTGACACGCGAGCGGCTTGCCGATGTGGTCGGGACCAAGAGCGCCGACGTGCTCCTGTGCAAGCTGCGAAAGAAGTTGACGCCGTGGGGTCTTACCGTGCATACTGTGGGCGGGGTGGGATACCAGTTGCCACCGGCCGATCTGGAAAAGGTTCGAGCCATAGCGCGCGGAGAGCGGCCATGAGTGTCATCTATTATACCGGGCTCCTCATGCGGGATCGACTGAACAACGACGAATTGGACGAACGCGCCCGGAAGGCATGGGACGCTGCCGAGCGCGGGGAGGCGGTCTTGGTGCAGCGGCGCGTCAGTGAAGGGGTCTGCGAATACCTCGCGATCCCGGTTGAAAGGTAGGAGGGTGCCATGTGGAAGTATTTTCTCGTAGTGTGGGTGTTGGCTGGGAACGCACCGCACCGCCTCGAAGTTACACCGATGCCTGATGCTACCACTTGTGCGGCCGCAGTAGAGGACGCGTTGTCGCGTGGTCCGGAGCTTATGCTCAAATACAAGGACACGTTGACGATGTTTCAGGCCGCCTGTGAGCTTTGGCCGGGCGATCCGCCCGCGTAACGGTTCGTTCATACCGTCCTGTTACCGCTACGGTAACAGGAGCAGGACCATGCCTACCGATCGCCAGCATGAAGAAGAAAACACTCGGTTTCAACTGGGTGTGATTGTGGGCGCGCTCCAAGAGCTTCCGCACCGCATGGATCGGTTTGAGGCTAGTGTGAACAACGACCTCACTGAAATTAAAGAATATCTTCGAAAACAATCCGGGCGCGTTACCGCGCTAGAGACCAGCCAGACCCGGCACAGCACTATTTTTGGCATGCTTGGTGCTGTCATTGGCGCCGGATTAAGCGGATTTCTCGTGAAATTTTGGCATTAAGTCCAGCCGCGCGGGGAGACCGTTGGTCCCGGTGCGCGTGCTCTGACTGGGGCTTGCATCCGCCGGGCTATTGCCCCGACCATTCCCCCCATACACACCAGACAGACGTATTGGAGCGTGTCCGCGACGTGCGAGTATTCGTCCTTGCGCGGGATCGCTTTGCGAAGGCCGCCGGCCTTGGCGAACTCGAAGCGGTAGCCGCCCGCGAGCGCGCGGATAAGGTGGGGGCACCCTTCGCGGTTGATCAGCATGCTCGGGCCGCCGTTAGTGTGCCGCCCGAGGAAGCTCTCTACGGCGCGGAGGCGCGGGTCGAGATCATTGGTTGGCGCGGGAAAACATGGAAATCCCAAGCGCCCCAAAAGCTCGAAGCTCGTCTCCTCGGTATGGGTGTTCTTCGCTACACCAGCAGGGTCTCCCACAAGGGCAACTTTGCAGCCGAGGTAGCGCTCCTGCATCAAGCGCCCCCGAAGGTGCTCCTGACAGTGCTTCTCCAAACCAATATTTTCGGCCGGGACTTCCTCGTGGACGATCAAGCGTCCCATATGATCGGGCTGACATATCAGGCTCCATGGGTCGCGGCCGAAGTCCTGGCCGACAATGAGGGGGTAGCCGGGGATGATGGCGGTGTTGTCCACGACGTGCCACTGATGCCGGAAGGTCTCCCGGAACACGGCTTGGCCGCTGGGATCGTCGCCGTACTCGGCCTTGACGTAGCGCTTCACATAGTTGCTATCGATGCCGTGGAGGCGGACAAGGCGGTTGTAGTATTCGCGGCCGCGGGCGATGCGATCGGGATGCCCGAGCGGGAGCTTGAGCGTGTCGTCGGTCTGTAGAAGGTGATCCAGGTTCTCGGCGTTCCACGCGAGCCCGGAGGGCTGCTTGAAGATCGCCCAGTCCGCCGGCGGGTTCTCCATGAAATTGTGCCACGGGGTCATTTCGGGCGGGAAGTTGGTGTCGGCGATGACGCCGTTCCAGGTGGGCGCGCCCTTCGCGCCGCTAGGGTAGCGCCCGATACGGCCGGTCAGAGGCCCCAGCACGTCGATGTTCATTTCAATTGCTTCTGAAAGCCATGCACCGGTTAGCTGCATGGAAAGAAGTCTACCTTGGTCGGCAGCGTCTTCTAACGGAAGAAATATCCATTCACTTCTGACATTATCGAAGTTGATATAATAAGTGCTATCCGAAACCTTCCACTCCCCGATCCCATTGGCATTTAGCCAAGTGTCACAATCTTTCAGACACGTATCCTTTAATTGTTTAAGTGTTTGCCGAACCACGGCAAAACGGGTGTATTTAAGCCCTTCGTTTCCCGGCGTCTGCTGAATTGCGCGCCGCAGCATTTCGACAATAATGCCTGTTGTTTTGCCAGAACCAACTGGTCCGGCTATGAGGCGGCCAAATTTATCGTTCTTTGAAAAATTGGCGATTGTTGGAGTGGCATCATATATTAGAGGCATCCGCGCACATATGCTAGCGCTCGCGCTAGTCCTTCTTCATTATCTCCGAGCTTTCCCAAGGCTGCGTTACACCGTTGGCAGAGTAACCCACGAACTTTATTTGTCTTGTGGTCATGATCAACGGAAAGACGACCACGTTTTGAAGTCGCAGGGGTTTGAGGGCATAAGGCGCAGTGGCCGGCTTGTTCTTGAAGCAGGCGGTCATAGTCGGCGTCAGTAAAGCCACCATATCGATGTTTTCGATTGGCGCGACATTGAGTGGCTTTCCCTTTCACCGATAACCGGTATCGTTTGTGGGCGGGAAACTCAGTCATGCTCGTTACTCCGGCCAAGTCACCCACGTTTTGGTTGCGTCTTTCCGATTGAATTTTGGCTCCAAATAAACCTGCCAATGTGCAGTTATGCCGTGCTGTGGGTGTGTGAACCACAACGCCTGGGATGGCCTACTGTACTTGGCGCGCAGTCGAAGACGAGCATATTCATCGAAGCCTTTAAGGCTGTTGTTCACGATCAGCCCTGGCAGCGTGAGATACTGATGCCAGTGGCCCATGATGATCGTGTCGAAGTCTCGGCCGATTTCGGCCTCGGAGGAGTGGACCTTGATGCTGCCCCTCATGATTGGTCCGATGGCGCCGATGATGCCGTCGCCACCCTTAACTCCGAGATTGTCGCCATGGGTGAGAAGGTAGCGGTGTCCGAACACGTCGAAGCGCGCGTCGGTCTCGTTCGGGATCATGAACTGGACGTGCTTGGTCCCGCGGAAGTGCCGCGCGAGGTTGCAGTAGATGCCCCAGTCGTAGCTGTGGAATACGGCGCTCTTGAGACGAGGTTTGTGGGTCGCGCGCCCGTGGTTGCCGACAACGCACGGGAGAAACACTTTGCCAAATTTGGTGGCCATTGCGTCGATGCAGCCGGCCAGTGTATCCGTGAGATCATTGACCGACTGCCAGGATGTGCGGTCGTTGGTCTCGGCCAGTTCCTCATGGATGTTCCCGGAGATCATGTCACCGCCGAGGCAGATAACGATACCCGGATAGACCTTGCTCGCGCTCCCCATGTGGTTGAAGCACAGGTCTATCGTGGTATCTACGAGCTTCTGCGCGCGACGCTTACTGATTTCCGCGTTGAACTTATTGACGCCGCCGACCTGGGACGGATCGACTACTTCCCCGTGGTGCCAATCTGACCAGATGGTCACTGGACCGCCCCGGTGCGTGCTTGGGCCGCCTAAGGAGTGGACCCAGCGCGGGGGCTCGGGGTCATGCTCGGAAAGGCCGAAGATGGTTTGGCGGATGATATCGGCGGTGTCGGTCTCGTGTCGGAGATCGCGGATCAGTTTATCTCGATTGCTGATTTCCAGGTTCTTTTTGCGTATGATTTCCTGCGCGTCCGCGAGGCGGTCGGCGTCTGTCTTTACGGCGCTCATGATCCCTGCTCCTGTACCATTCTCGGCCATTTGGGGAGACGTTCCAACGGTGGGCCGCCTCGTGATGGGCAACGCCGGTGTTGTACCGACGCTCCGTTTCTTTTCCCTTAGGGGTCTTTCGGTAGCGCGCCTGGGCTGCGGCGGTCATACTCGCTCCTCTTTGTCCTCAANGANAGGCANCGCCAAGGTCGCAAGTGCGCCGGAACCGTCGATTGGAGCTTTAGAACCGTCGAACTCGATCTTCGTATCAGCGCCAAGGTTGATCGTGATCTGGAACCGGTCATTCTGTTGTCCTTGGCCGGGGGTCTTCTTGGCGCCGGCTATGTCGGTCATCCACTTCACTGCTTCGACGACGTGGTTGAGGGGTTCTTTCCCGCTGACGGCTCTTGAGTAGACGTGGGAGATAGCTTCTTCGGCGGCGTAAAGCGACTTCAACTGGGTTCGGGTTAGCGTGTTAGTCGTAGCATGCCACTCGATCCGGTACTCGTCAACCAGTTTGTTGAACCACTCGTTGGTCTTAATCTTTTCGTAAGTGGCCGCGTCTATGTTGAACGAGGTAAGGATTTCCTCAATTTCCCGCATGCCGATCCCAACCTCACGAGCGAGCCTCGCAATGTCGGCCGGTGTGAAGGTAGTCCCAGGAACAGGCGTTACCGGGACGGTAACAATAGGGACGATCTGTGTCATGGCCAAATTGGTAACCTCTTTGCGTTAAAGGATCGTTCATGGCTAGTCTCGGGCAGAACGGTGTAATCCAGGTGGTTCCTCCCAGCGTACTTGATGCGCAGGAGCAGAACCGTGCCTCTATGCAGGCGCAAGCGACCCAGAATGCACAACAGCAGTCCCAGCCTGACGTGTCAAGCCTTGTTAGCTACATCAAGGGGCAGTTCGAGATATTCCGTAACCACCGCAATACGCAATCCGGGTGGTCTGAACGGCTTTTGGTGGGTCTACGGGCCTACAAAGGTCAATATGACGAGACCAAGCTTCACGAAATTCGCCGGTACGGCGGGTCCGAAGTGTACATGCGGATG